GATTTAAACCTACCGTTTGAACCTAGAGACTATCAGATAGATGCATTTGAGTCCACAGTTAAGTACGGTAGACAACTATTGTTATCACCCACTGCAAGTGGTAAGTCTCTTATCATTTATATGTTGGCCAGATACTATAACATGAAAACAATAATAATTGTTCCTACTACATCATTAGTGGAACAGATGGCAGGAGACTTTAAGGAGTATGGATATGATAAAGAGATATGTAAAATTTATAGTGGTAAACCTGTTTTCCCTTCTGACATTACGATATCAACATGGCAAAGTTTTAGTAAAGCACCTAAAGAAGTCATGCAATCGTTTGATGTAGTTATAGGAGACGAAGCACATCTATTTAAAGCAAACGTATTGAAAGGTATTCTTGAGAAGATGAAGACTACTGCAGTACGAATTGGTTGTACTGGTACACTAGACGGAACAGAAGTACATAGATTACAACTAGAAGGTTTGTTTGGCCCAGTCAAGAAAGTCATATCAACAAAAGAATTAATGGACAAAGGTACGATTGCAAATCTTTCTATAGATTGTGTCATACTCCGTCATACAAAACAAAAGAAAATGTCATACCAAGATGAGATGGATTACCTAGTATCAAATGAATTACGTAATGACTTCTTATGCAACCTTGTCTATTCTCTGAAAGGAAATACTTTAGTATTGTTTCAGTTTGTAGAGAAACATGGTAGTCTACTACATCAAAAGATGTTTAAAAGACTGGGTGACAAGCTTCATTATGTTTACGGTGGTACAGATGTTGCAGACCGTGAGGCTGTAAGAGAGTATGTAGAAAAGGCAGATGACAATGTCATACTTGCATCATACGGAACCTTCTCAACTGGTGTAAACATTAAACGTATAGACAATATTGTCTTTGCATCACCATCAAAAAGTCGAATTAGAAACCTTCAATCTATAGGTAGAGGTCTTCGTAAGGTCGATGGTAAAGATTCCATGAGGTTGTTTGATATATCAGATGATTTGCAGTGTGAGAATCATACTATCAATCACCTTAAAGAACGTATAAATATATACAACGAGGAAAACTTTAACTACGAGATAAGGCAGTTCGACTTAAAATGACATCACCACAAGATTTAACAAACAGAAAGTACGAGGTTGTAAAGCTGAAGACTGGTAGTGAGATTGTAGGTATGGTAAGAGATACAAACAACGGTGTTGAAATAACTTTACCTATGATATGTCAACTAACTGTTCAAGACAAACTCAATACACTTGCTACGTTTTATCCGTATGCACCCTTGAGTGAAGACCCAATTATTATGTTACCAGTAGACCAAGTGTTATATAGAAGTGTAATGAATCAACAATTCATTCCCTTTTATGATGAGGCTTCCTCTAGATGGTTGGAGATGGTTGAAACACAATCAATCCCTTTAACTAATCAAAAAATAACCACGGACGATGTGAGGCGTGATTACTTGAATAAAGTAATGGAGTCTCTAATCCCCGAAGACTTAGAGTTAATTGAAGAAGATTTTGAAATTGAAGACTTCGACCCGAAGAAAACAATTCATTAGGTTTTTTATTTGTCTAAATAAGTGCGTATCATCCATGGTTATAACAGGATATACAAAATTTTTATATAACTTTACAGGAAAACTATGTCCACAGCAACATTATTTGCAAAGAGCATGGTGCGAAAAGCTAGAGAAGTTTCAGATAACAAATTCGTTTGTGAAATCTGTGACACTATCGAATTTCTAGTTCTATTGACTCTTCCATTTGCGTTACCATTTTTGATTATTCTATCATCTGCTGGATAATGCTTAAGCATAAACTACATAAACTACGAGAACAGACAGAGGTAGTATTTCTCTGTCTGATTTTCTGTGCGTCTATCGCAGCGTTGGTACCTAATGTCTGATATATGGTTCTTAGTCAGTGGTCTTTCCTTACAAGTAATAATACTAATAGCAATTTATATATACAACCCCAAATGAAATATACATTTATTTTTATACTCTTAACATCATGGGTCTTTAGTGACAGAGAGCCTGGAGCTTTAAGAGCAGTTAGAGATTTGGAAAAATTCAAACAACACATTCAAATGATATGAGAGAATTAGGAATGTCACTAGTAGGATGCATGGTAATATTTGCATTCTTTTCACTTAAAATTTACCCCAACCTAGAGTACACAGGATATAGCAGTAATCAGTCTTGCACTGGTATGTGTTATGCAGAGTATGTGGAACTAAACGGAACTGTGGTAGAACAGTTACAAGCAAAACAAGCTCTTGCAAACTTAGATGAGTTTAGTCAAATTAGAAGTTTATGGAGTGGTTGTGCAGCTTGTCATGGTCAAGAAGGTCAAGGTATGGCAGTCTTCCCAAAACTTGCTGGTCAATCTGCAGATTACATAGTTNACAGACTTAACACTTATAAGAATAGAGGTGAGGTCGGTGCAATGAGTTCCACGATGTGGGCTCAAGCAGGTATGTTGTCAGATGCAGATATCAATATGATTGGTAAATTCATTGAGGTTGAACTTAAGTGAAGCACGACTCTTGGAAGAGACCCGTAGTCAGACAATCAGTATACGACTTGACATCTTTAAAACAGGGTGAATTAACCTTACTAAATAATACTGTGAAGGAAGCAACAGACGAACAACTAGAAGCATGGCAAGATGAAGACTTCTTTATGAAGGGAGACTTTTCTGCAATGCAATTATTTGTCGTCGTCCCAGCAGTTATACAGATTACTGTATTCTTTATGATGCTCGGTATGTTTTGGATGAATGAAAAACTATTTTAAAATTGTCGCGAAGCTGTTACTAGGACTTGGTAAAGAGGAAAAGGTCGACCTAAATCCCCTCGATATTATGTTTATCTGCATCTTCCTCGGGATTTCATTCTTTTTGTTAATCGGTACGTTACAGTTTATACTCGTTCTATTGATTAGCTAAGTATATCCCCCTTGGGACATATTCATTTTATCACACATTTTCTATTTGTCTATAGGCTTTTATAAATAAATTTAATTTAAAAAGCCCCTTACAATACTACGATAAACAGGTATAATGTATACATGACTACAAAAAAAGACCCTAAAAAAGCAGAACATTACGTCAATAACAAAGAGTTTACAGCTGCAGTTGCAGAGTTTAATGGACTTGTTAGAGAAGCAAAAGATGCTGGGAACGAACCCCCTCGAATGACTGAATATATTGGTGAGTGTATCTATAAGATTGCTACCCGATTATCCACTCGACCTAATTTCATCAACTATACTTACCGTGACGAAATGATTTGTGATGCAATCGAAAATTGTATCCAATACATTGGTAACTTCAACGTTGAAAAATCAAACAATGCATTTGCATATGTTACTCAGATTTGTTATTACGCTTTCCTAAGAAGGATTCAGAAAGAAAAGAAACAAGTCTACATCAAACAAAAACAAATCATGGAATCATCTATTACAATGGATTCATTTGCAACTATCGATGGTCAACATGACCCATCATTAGTCAACTCTAACGTAGAGTGGCTGCAAGAGAATATGAATCGTGTAGAGTATGAACCACGTAAATCAAAAAACAAAAAAAAGAAAACTAATAAGAACTTAGAAAACTTTACTGAATGAAGATAGCAATATTAAACGACACCCACTGTGGTGTCCGTTCAGATATGGTTGAAATGTCCAAGTATCAAGGACGTTTCTATAAAGAGATATTCTTTCCATACCTAGACGAGCATAACATCAAACAGATTATCCATATGGGTGATTACTTTGATAGACGTAAGTACGTAAACTTTGCATCGATGAAAGCAAACATCGAACACTTTGTAGACCCACTTAATGAAAGGGGAATCAAGATGGACTTGATTCTAGGTAACCATGATACATATTATAAGAACACGAATGATGTTAATTCACCCGAGTTACTTCTTTATAATCAACCTAATATTACCGTATATGCCGACCCTATTGTAAAGGAATATGACGACTTCCCAATTGCATTAGTTCCATGGATTAACAATGATAACTATGCAGACATGGTAGACTTCATGCAGACTGCAGCTGCAACTCATTGTATGGGTCACTTCGAGATAGAAGGTGCATTACTATTACCTAACATGACATGTCAACATGGACTCGACATATCGTATCTCAAGAGATTTGAACAAGTATACAGTGGACATTTCCATCACAAATCAGAAGTAAAGAATGTTAGATACTTAGGTTCACAAATGGAATTCACTTGGTCAGATTATAATGACAAGAAGTACTTCCACATTTTTGATACAGAAACAAAAGAACTTACACCAGTTCACAATCCTTTAACCATGTTTGAGAAAGGATATTATGATGATGGTAAGATAGAAAATTTCGAGGCCTTGCAAGATATTGACTACTCAAGATTTGAGGGTAAATTTGTAAAGGTTATTGTTGTTAATAAAGACAATCCTTATTGGTTTGATTCATTCCTAGACAAGGTACATGCATCCAACCCTTTACATGTTGCAATCGTAGATGATAATAAACATATGGATTTCTTTGACGATGATGAAATCGAAGGAGTCGACGATACCCTAACCATATTATCCAAGTATGTTGATGGGTTAGAGATACAAGGTAAGAAAGAAAAGCTAGACGAGATTATGAAGACCTTATATAATGAAGCATTGGACGAACACACTTACTTATGATAAATTTTACAAAGGTAAGATGGAAGAATTTACTTTCATCGGGAAACAAATTTACTGAAATAGAATTAAATAGTCATCAAACTACTCTTATCCTTGGAGAGAATGGTGCTGGTAAATCCACACTATTAGATGCATTATGTTTTGGATTATACGGACGTGGATTTAGGAACCTAAAAAAAGAATTACTTATTAATAGTATTAACGAGAAAGCTTTAGTCGTTGAGGTTGAATTTTATATCGGTAAAAAAGAATACAAAATAATCCGTGGCGCAAAACCAAATATATTTGAACTCTATGTTGATGATATACTTGTTAACCAAGACGCAACAGTGAGAGACTATCAAGACCATCTTGAGAAACATATTCTTAAAATGTCTTACCGTTCATTTACACAGGTTGCAATTCTTGGTTCTGCTAACTTTACACCCTTCATGCAACTTAGAGCAAAAGACCGTAGAAAACTAGTAGAAGATTTACTGGATATCAATATCTTCACAACAATGATGCAGCTTCTTAGAAAGAAAAAGGCTGCACATATCATTGAAGTTAAAGATACACAACATGCAGTTGAAATCTTAGAGGAAAGACTCAATGGATTGAACGAACAAGTAAAAGTCATGACAGAAAATAGAATGACAAAGATTACTCAGTTTGAAAAAACGGTAGTGGATACTAACATTCATATAGGTGAGCTATTAGAAGTTATAGATACTAACAGTGAAGAGATTGCAACTATACAGTTAACAATTTCAGATAAAGATTCCATTAGTAAGAAGTTAAAAGACTTACAAGATATGGAGAAACAACTTACCAATGCAAGAAAGAAAGCATTAAAAGAAGTTGAGTTCTATGAAGAGAACGATGAATGTCCAGTATGTAAACAGGGTTTAGATGAGGAACATAAGAAAGAACATCTCGAATCAAAGACTAAGAAGGCAACGGAGATTGCATCTGCATTGCAACAGATTGAAGACGGAGTTTCCAGTGCCTCAAAACGAATCATCGAAATCAGTGACATCCAGTCAGACATCGACAACATCCAAAGACAAGTAGGGTTACATCAAACAGAAATCCTATCCAATCAAAAATACATCCAAAAAATTAATGGTGAAATAGAGACATTAAAAATTGAATCCGATGGTGGTACAGATGTACATGAAAGAATCACCAAAGGTGAAGATGACTTAGATGTGCTACACACCAAACATAAAGCTCTTATAGACAGAACACATTACTATGAGATTGCAACCATGTTGCTCAGAGACCAAGGTGTTAAAGAGAAGATTATTAAACAGTACGTTCCCATCATGAACAAACTTATTAATAAGTATCTAGCACAACTTGAGTTCTATGTTGGGTTCGAACTAGATGAATCCTTCGACGAAACAATCAAATCAAGATTCCGTGACGTATTCAAATATGAAAACTTTTCACAAGGTGAGAAGATGAGAATCGACCTTGCACTACTATTCACATGGAGAAGTGTTGCAAGAATGAAGAACAGTGTAAACACTAACTTACTTATTCTAGATGAGGTATTCGACTCGTCACTAGACGTTACAGGAACAGATGAATTCTTAAAGCTGTTAAACACCTTGACAGATGGAGTAAATGCATTTATCATTAGTCATAAAGGTGATACATTATATGATAAGTTCAGTAATGTGTTAAGATTTGAGAAGTATAAAAATTTCTCTAGACTAGCAGAATAGGATAAATAGTATTATGAAATCATTCAATCAACTACTCGACCCAAAACTGGAAGATATCAAACTTGATATCCCAACACTGGATGAAGCATTAGAAGTTAAAGACTTACCTTCAGAAGTAACCGATGGGTTGACCATTGAGAAACATAAAAAATCTAATAGTAAGACTACAGTTTTTGTTGTCAAGACACAAGATAGAGATAGTGATAGAGACGAGGTAGAAAAGAAGTTAAGGAATGCAGATATCACTGCAGAGGTGAAGGGAAGTTCATTATCAAGTTTTGACCCTATCTTTATTCCATCATTGAATGGAGACCGTGCAATCATCATGTTTAAACCCAAGAGTGGTGGCATGAATGAGACAACACTAAACTCAAGTATCACAGAGTTGTTTCCTTGTATTGCATGGGAGAAGAACTACAAACCCAAATCAGTTTCATCATTCTATGAGTGGATACTTCAACAGGATGTAGACAAGTTAAAGTGTGTTGGTAGTACAGACAAACAATCTGCAAANGACTTCATTGCACAAGCAGAAGANTCATCNAAGTTTCAAGAGAAAGTAGAGAATGCAATAGGTATTACAAAGTACATTTACGATGAAATGAAAGCGAAGTCAATCAAGAATGTTTTTTGGGGATACCGTGCAAAACCAGCTGGTGTTCCATCCAAACATCCAGGCGACATCTTCCTTCAGTTTACGGATGGTGCAATCTTAGGAACCTCTCTTAAAGCAGGTGGTAAGAAAACTTCAGAACCTAAACTCAACACATACGTAAACCCAATCTTCCAAGCATTTAAAGAGGGTAATCAAGTACCTAAGTTATCTGCAAAGTTACATAAAGAAGTATTCTCTAAGATTGAGGGTATGCCTTCTGCAAAAACCTATGATAGTAAAGATAGAAAAATTACCCAACAAGTCCTAAAGGATTTTGACAAGAATAATAATGGTAAGTACGAACAGTACTATAACGAACACTTAGAGATAGTCAGACAAGCACTGATAGACCTATTCAATAAGAATGGTAAACAGGGTGGTAAATCATTTGACTATATAAAGAAAGAAATTTTACGTGAAGCACCAGGCGTCCCAACTAAAGTTATTAAAGGAATTGGTTCCACGTATGAACAGGTTACAGATGATGATGAACTCGGAGTATTTTTACCAGTAGTTAAGTTCATTAAAGCAGAAGCTTCTAAATCATCGAAACAGAATTGGTTCCTACACCTTGCATCGAAAGATACAACGTACACCATGCAAATGTCAGTGAGGACTAACAAAGCAGGACATGCTGGACTTAAGAAACTCGGACAATTTTATAACCTTGCCGTAAAATATAACGGTCTACTAAAGAAATAATTATGTATCAATTGATAGAAGAAGCCTCTAAGGTTTTAAGAACACCCCCACAACTATTCAACTTTGAAGAAAGAAAGGATGCAGAAGAAATAGAAACTGCACTCAGTGAAGCAATGGATAGATTTGGTGGAATAGGTTTGAGTGCAAACCAAGTAGGATTGGATGCAAGAGTTTTTGTAATGAAATCTCAAGACCAAGGAAACGTTTGTTTTTTTAATCCCGAGATAACAAAGGTATCACAAGAAACAGATTTAATGAAAGAAGGTTGCTTATCGTTTCCCGATATGTACCTTATGATTAAACGTGCAAAAATGATAGAACTAAAATATCAAACTGCACAAGGTGAAGAAAAAGTTATAAGTCTAGATGGACTTGCATCAAGATGTGTTCAACATGAAGTCGACCATCTTAATGGTATCATCTTCTTACAACGTGCTTCAAAATTGAAATTAGACCGTGCATTAAAATCACGACCTAAAGAAAGAGCTAAGAGAATAGAGTATGAGAAACGACAAGCACTTGCAAAATACATTCAAAGTGTATCAGCCGATAACAATTCAGAACATGTTGAGTCCACAGGACAGCATGAGTCTGATAAAGTATCATCTAACGCATAAACATTTAAGAACAGTTGGTGACGGTACAGACTACCGTGCCATAGACTTCTGTCACATAAAAACATCATGGGTACGTGACTGTTTTAGACGTGCAGCTCAGCAATGTACATCATATATATTTCAAGTAACAGGACAACATTTCTATCCCGAAATGATGGCACTCAATGAATGGGACATAGGTGGAGTTCAGAATCCACACCTAGATACCTATTCTAACTCAGAGATTAATGAGAATGCAGTACCCGAGACAGGAAATTCAAGAGAATGGACATGCATTTTATATCTAAACGATAATTTTAGAGGTGGTGAGACCTACTTTCCACCCAGTGAAACCTATCCAATAGGCCATACGCATCCCATAGAGACCGCTGGGGGACTTCTATTCCAAGGTCTTTACCTTGAACATGGCGTGAATGCTGTAAGAAGAGGCCCTAGACACACCATTTCAATGTGGTTTACAGACATCGAAGACAAAATGATTATCGATGAGAGAATAAACCTAGACGAAAACCAACACCAAATCCAAAGAAAAAACTCCTACATCCCACGCTAATCTTGCCTTGACGATGCCTCTGGCTTTTTGTTATACTATGTATATAATGAAAAATCAAGAGGTAATTATGTGGGATGAATGGTTAGAAGAGTACGAACAAGTACAGTGGAAACAGAATGGTGACTATTACATTGGTTACATTAAGAGTATGGAAGACAAACATCCAGTGACAGGTGATTCTGGCTTAACTGTTAAGGTCGTATCAATCAATCACGAGAATGACTGGAATTCTAAACAAAAACACCCTATCGTTTATATCCCTTGTACTGCATATGACAAAATCGAGTTAGAGATTTGGACTGATGGAAGAGGTTGTGATAACTCTGCAATTGGTGTCAGTGGTTGTTATGAGTCATACAAATACTACTTAAAGGAAGTTGCATAATGAATACTTACTTAAAAGAAATTACAGATTGGTCTGAGTCTAAAGTCTCAGTACCAAATCATACCTACATTGTAAACAAACAATTACAACTCGTAGGATATATCAAGACTGGAACCAAAGAAGAAATCATCTTCAAATCTCCAATGAAACAATTTTCTAAATCAAGGAGAAAATTTATTACGCTCTAGGCCTTGACAATGCCATGCAGCTAATGATAGCATATACTTATGACTGAGACAAAAAGAAACCAAAAAGACCAACTTGCCAAACTAATGGCAACCGAGAACATTACTATTGTTCATAAACCAATACCAACTGCATACTTCGATGTAAAGAATAGGATACTTGCTTGTCCTACTTTCAAAGATGATATCAGTGACGAACTTTATGACTTGTTCATGGGTCACGAAGTTGGACATGCATTGAATACACCTTACGAGGGTCTTCATAATGCATTGACAAAAAACAAAACACTTAAGGGATATCTTAACGTTGTTGAAGATGTTAGGATTGAGAAAGCAATCAAGAACAAATTCCAAGGATTGAGAAAATCTTTCTACACTGCATACAATGAGTTGATGGAAAAAGATTTCTTTGGTCTTAAAGGAAGAGACTTAAACACACTTTCATGCATTGACAAAATCAACTTGATTACTAAGTGTGGTTCAAGAGTTCAAATTGCATTAACAGAACAAGAACAAAAATTCTTAGACATGGCAGAGGCTTGTACTTCTTGGGAAGAAGTTGAAGTTTGTGCTGAAGCAATCTATAACTGGTCAAAAGAAAATGAGACTAGGGATGAGAGTGACGAATCAATTGTTCCTAAAATGTTCGACCTTGGTGACGAAGAAGAAGGTGACGAAGAAGAGAATGAGTTCCAAGATGGTGAAGGTGGTGATGACCAATATGATGATGATACTTCAGATGGTGAAGAAGATTCAGATGAAGATGGTGAAGAGGAAGACAAACTTCCCGAAGCTCCCGAGTATGGTGACGGTGACCAAGACGAAGATGGTGAAGAAGACGATGTAGAAGGTGAGACAGAGAAAAAAACTACTGGCACTTCTAAAGAAGGTGGTGTTGCAAGTCCCGAAGATTACGATGGTGAGAATGGTGCTAGAGAATCTATCACTGAACATCATGCACATAACAATGAAGAAATGTTTCTTGATGACAAACCAGCATGGAGAGAACAAATCAATTTGAGAGAGAGATTCAAAAATGTTGAGTCAACTGATATCGTCATTGGTCACAATCAAGTTCTTACAGATTGGAATGATTACTGGGCAGAAGAAGCTAAAAATGGTAGAGCAACTGCTGAGAAAAACAAAAAGAAGTCAATCTTCACTGGAAAGAAATTGATTGAGAGAAACAAAAAGATTGTTGCTCACATGGTGAAAGAATTTGAAATGAAGCAGACTGCACAAAGAAGTGTTAAAGCTTTCAGTGGTAAAACTGGTAAGTTAGATATGAACAAACTTGCAAAATACCAAATCGTTGATGATGTTTTTAAAAGAGTTACTTACTTGCCTGATGGACAGAATCATGGTCTGAATGTTTTACTTGATTGGAGTGGTTCGATTGGAAACAGTTGTGCTGAGTTATTAGAACAAGCAGTTATTCTTTCAGAGTTCTGCAGAAAAGCAAACATCCCTCACAGAGTTTATCTCTTCAGTGATGCATACTCTAAGAATAGTGATGACTACTATACTCATGATGATGGATACCTTGTTGAATTATTCTCTAATGAAATGAATAACAAGAAGTATCAAGAAATGATGACTAACGTTGGAGCTCTTTGGATGAATCACTTCCTAGGAAAGTTCGGTTGGAGAAGCAGTCTAAAAATGGAGAAGGCTCACAATAGTTTTTACGATGGTGAGTATGCAATCGATTATGAAAACGACCCTTACTTCTACTTCGATACTAATGTCAGACCAATGAGTTACAGATTAGGTGGTACACCTCTTGACCATTGTTTAGTTGTCATGAGAAAATTACTTCCCGAGTTCAACAGAGCTTATGGAATTGAGAAGTCAATCCTAACAGTAATAACAGATGGATTCTCACATAGAAGTTCTTTACTCAATGTTGATTCTTCAGAAAAGAATGCATGGGCAAGAGGAGAAGGTATTGACCCTTGGGATATTTCTGAAGTAACTGAGATACTTGACCCATTCGATAATAAAGTTTTTCCTCTAAAGAATAATACAAGAAGTAGATATAACAGATACGATGACTCTTTCAAAAAAACTCAGAACCTATTGTCTTGGTTATCTAAAACTTGTAACGTCACTGTGACTGGTTACTTTGTTCTTGATAAGAAGAGAGACTTGAATGACATCATGGGTTACACTTCTCTGAAAGATACATGGTGGGACAATGACAGACAAATCTGGGCTGAGATTAGAAAGAATGGATTAGTTGTTGACTGTCACGGTTACAACAAAATGTTTTTGACTGCAACTTCTTCACTTGGTGTTGATGGTTCAGACGAATTAGATGATGACTTGGTCGATGCCAAGAAGTCTAGAGTGTTGGCTGCTTTCAAAAAGAATCAGAAAGCCAAGACCACATCAAGATTTTTAACAAATGAATTTATCAAGGAGATATCATGAGAGACCCACTAAGAGTAGACGAAGCTTATTACATTAACCACCAAACAGATTATTCGAAATTTGCAGATGCAGTTATGGATGTTGGGCCTGCCCCATGCACCTTCCATAATTGTTCCAAGTATCAAGAATGTAAAACAGAAGAAAAGGAATGTTTTGCATTTAGAATATGGGTCAACAAAGGTGAGAAATATTTGACTGA